TTACCTCTACCCGTCAAAAATGTGAGTTTTAAAATCGTTGACATTAACTTAAAAGTTTTCGCCGTATCGTATTTGATACAGATAGACAGTTATGCGTTCGAGCGTTTAACTTTAGCGACCTAGAAAGGATAATTATGAGAGCACAAAACAGATTATTAGAGAGTTTCCCTAGCGGATATAATTTTATATTAGTACCAAATGATTCCATGGGATGGCCTTGGGAATTAAGTAAGTGGGAGAAAGTTGAAGATGCACCTTCCAAACGAGGTAAAGTTAAGAAGGTGAGTGCAGAGTACGGCGGTATTCAAGCTAACGTATATTATTCTCCGAATGAATTAGCTGCAGAACTAGGTAGTGCATTAGTACCTGTTCCTTATGTAGATGATGCACATACACTATTTCATTACGGTGTGGATAATAGTGAACCAAATGAGATAGAGAATTTTCTAGAATCTAAAGGTTTGACTAACTTTGTTACAGCTCCTATTGAGTTGTTAGATTTTTCATTACTTGGTGTAACAGATTTTTGTATACTAAGTACACGAGAAGGTAAACTAGTACCGAAAAGTATTACAGTTGAGCCGGAACCTAAGTAAGCGTTTGAGTGCTAGTATCCTTATGGTGCTAGTTATCACTTTTTTTGCTGGTTGTGCAGTATTAGTAAATTCTACTATTACTAAAACTAATACTGATAGCAATGTACTAGGTTTACCGTGAAACAAAAAATTAGTCACTTAATGGCGATGGCTTTCATTGCTATTATAGTGGCTGGGTTAATTATTTTAATTGAAGGATAAATATGAAAAGATACTTGACACTGATACCATTATTAGTTATATTGTTAGGTTGTGGTAGTGATGAGACGTTCGTACTCAATAAAGTAATTACTCCAGTCCCTGAAGTGAACAACACTACAAACGTTATTGTCCCTGTTCCTGATGTAGAAGTAACTACTGGCGTAGAGGTTAATAATACAGTTATTGTACAAATGAATGAATTACCTGTACTAGGTGATGGGTCTTTCTCAGATCCTTTCGTACTACGCCAAGCTAAGTACACAAAACTTCCAACAGATGAGTTTTGGATGCAGTCTAATTTCTTTGATGGTAATTGTACTGTTAGTGGATTAATGACTTCTACATCTTTTACGCTTACTGCTATGGATGATAAGTTTGATCCTATAGATACTGAATTTGATTGGCCTAAATGGTCTTTTAATACCAATACTACTAACTGGGTAACTTTGAAGATTAAAGTTAAAGATGAAAATAGTTCTATGGCTGTAATTGGGGATTGTATAGATCGTCCTCTATTCTACTAAGGAGTTACTATGTACAAACATATCGATATAAGTTTTCCTAAAAATCTATTACAACGAATTATACTAAAGTATATGAAGGCTAGTAATTATGCTGGATATGCTAGCTTTTGGAAAACTGCTTATTATAGAAATTCCTACTACCTATCTAATCCTAAAGTAGTCAAACACGAAACTAAACATCTAGAAGATATAGATAGAGATGGTATTATTAAATATGCTATTATGTACTCATATTATCAAATTAAATACGGCAGACACGACAATCCATATGAAGTAGCAGCTAGAAAGGCTGAAGATGCCTAGTGCTGTTAAACAAGGTCTTAGTGTAACTATACTAAGCGCCTTGGTTACTATGGTTGTACTTGGTGTTGTAGGCTTGATAGGTAAAGAGACTATAGTAGGTCACGATAAGGATATCCACTTTGAAGGTTTTATGGAAGCTAATATGATATTAATGGCAGAACATACAAGCGTAATGAGAGACTTACATAAAGTTACTATTGTTCTTAATAAGGATGTTATCGCATTGGACAAAAGACTAGCTAAACAAGAAACTATAGTAGACGCAGTACTTAGCAATAATTTATATATTAAAAAGTATGAAGGGGCAGAACGATGAATTGGTTATCATTATTCAGCGGTAGTATAGATAAAATAGTTGATAGTGTTGGTGAGGCTATAGATAAAAACTTTACAAATGATGAAGAGAAGCTAGTACTAAAGAATGAGTTAGCAAAGATAGCAGCACAGGCTAAACTAGAAACAGAGAATAGTGTACTAAAGCATGAGAAAGAAGTCACGGAACGATGGGTTAGTGATAACAAGAATGGATCATTTCTTGCTAAGAATGTACGTCCATTAAGTTTAGTGTATTTATTATTTATAATTTCTGTTTTAGCGTTTGCTGATGGTAACATAGGTGAGTTTGTGATAAACCCTGCCTACGTAGTTTTATTCCAAACATTAGCAGTAACAGCTTTTAGTGCGTACTTTATAGCAAGATCAGTTGACAAGTTTGGTGTTAATAAAAAGCCACAGAATTAAGGGAAGTTATGTTAAAATTTCGAAATAAAATAAAGGACGGATTCGATGACAATTAAACCTGAACAATTACAACCGACGTGGAAAAATGCACCGAGTTTCCGTGACCTCGATAACGATGTATCTGGATCTTCTGGAGTACAAGAAGAACTCAGAGAAACATTACTACATTACAAAGAGATTAAAGAGGGTGGTAAACCTATCGTTGTAAAACCCGGTAAAAGTAATGTCCGTCCTAAAGTCGTTCGCAAGCAACAAGAGTGGAAATATCCTGCAATGGAAGAACCTTTCTTAAATACTCAAAATATGTTTGATATTAGACCTAGAACTTATGAAGATGCTGCTGCTGCTGAGCAAAATGCTCTTTTATTAAATTACCAATACAGTACTAAAATAGATAAAACTAAATTAATAAATGATATAGTACGTACTATTGTAGATGAGGGTACTGTTATAGTTAAAACTGGCTGGATTGCTGAGTATGGTATGAAAACAGTTGAAAGAGAACGAGATACATACGCTAACCCAGAAGAGAGTTTGGCAATGATGCAAGAGATGGTTCAGACTGGCCAAATGTCTCCTGAACAAGCTGAGGCTATGATGGCTTCAGGTCAGCCTATGGTTAATGGTACTGAGAAATACTATGTAGAAGAAGAAACACTAGTAAAAAACCAACCCACACAAGAAGTTTGTGATAATGCTAATGTAGGGATAGATCCTAAATGTGGTGGTGATCTTAGTGCTGCTGGATTTATTTGGCATGAATATGATACTTCATACTCAGAATTATTAAAAAATAAATATACAGTACATGAAGATGGTAGTATTAGTGGTTACTATTATAATATAGATGCAGCTATCCAAAGTGATGGTGATGTTTCATATGATGAGAATAGACCAGAAGCTTACAACGAATTCAAGTATACAGATAAAGCCCGTAAGAAAGTTAGATCTGTTGAGTATTGGGGTTATTGGGATATTCAAGGTGATGGTGTTCTCGTTAGTATCGTAGCCGAATGGGTTAATAGTGTGCTTATTCGATTAGAAGAAAACCCGTACCCACATAAAGAATTACCTTTTAGCGTATCTACATATATGCCAATTTTACGCAGTACTCACGGTGAACCTGATGCTCCTATCTTAGAAGAGAACCAAATTAGTATAGGTAAGATGACTAGAGCTGCTCAAGATATTACTAGTACAATGGCTGTAGGCCAAGAGTTTATAGATTCCCAATTCTTTGGTAGTCCTGCTATGAAGAATCAATATGAAAAAGGTAATACTGTTTACTACCAAAGCGGTTTTGATCCTAAACGAAGTATTTACAGACGTTCTGTAGATCCTATAGATAAGTCAATATTTCAAATGATTGAACTTAATACTAACGAAGCTGAGAGTCTGAGCGGAACTAAAGCCTTTAGTGGTGGTATAAACGGTGCTGCTGCTTTAGGTGCTAGTGCTACCGGTATTCGCAGTGCTCTTGATGCTACTAGTAAACGAGAATTATCAATCCTTCGTAGAATGGGTGATATGTTTGTAGATATAGCTAGAAAAATAATAGCAATGAATCAAGCATTTCTAGATGAAGAAGAAGTTGTTAGAGTTACTAATGATGAATTTGTAACTATTCGTAGAGATGATCTTGGTGGAGACTTTGATCTTAGAGTAAATGTAAGTACTCCAGAAAAAGATGAAGAACAAGCGCAAAAACTAATAATGTTAATGCAAACTAATGCTGCTGCAATTGATCCTGAATTATATAAAATGATTATGGTGCAAATTGCTAAGTTACAAAAGATGCCAGACTTAGCTGAACAGATAGCGTCATTTGAGAAAA